AAGAGAGTTAAAAAGTTTAAATTAGAAAATATACAGCCTTATGCACCATACGCTTTAGATCTAGAAGAAGGAAAGTTTAATTTTCCTAATTTTCCTCGAAAAGATAAAAGAGAGAATCCAAAGGGAAAAGTTGTAAAGAAAGGAACAAGAGATACAAGTAGAACGACTTTAAGAGGAGATATAAGTGGTGGTGCTCCTAAACAAGGAAAAAGTATTGCAGGTAACTCAAGAATTACAGCAGAGTTAGATTGGTATAAGACTTATCTTAAAGGAGGTGCAATGAAAAAAGCTATGGTTCGTGGCATTAGGACTGGATTTAAAGCATGAATTATCAATCTATTCGAGCACAAGTAGAAAACCCATTGTTAACTGCTTTTGGAGCATTAGATCCTGCGGTTCCTGTGTTTTTTGACAATATTACGGCTGCACCAGCCAACAGTACGACTGAATATGTAAGGGTAAACGTAACTTTTGGAATAACCAATGAACCTACATTAGGTTCTAGTGTTGATAACGCTCAAGGAGCAGTAATTATTAGGATTTTTACTGAAAAAGGAAAAGGGCCAGCTAGAAATCAAGTTTTAGTAAATACTGCTGTTGATGTCTTAGAAACTTTGAATAATGGTACAAAAGGTACTACAGGAACTTATCTTAAGGTTGGTGTAATAGAAGGGCCAAGTTTTTCTACGACTGAAGATTCACCTTTATTTATGAGTACGATTGACACTTCGTTTGTCGCAACAGTTTTAAGTTAAGTAATAACACGCTAATCTATAGATAAATTTACAAGCAGCCTCATGGCCGTTACATGTTTATCTGGCACATCAGGTGCTCTCTATTACAAACCCGCAGGAACAACAGGAACCTTTGGTACTGGTGATGTAACCATCGGTACTGAGACAATGGTTGTTGAAACTTATTTAAATCTCAAGGTTGGAGATCCAGTTAAGTTTAGTGTTGTTGATTCTTCTACAGGTGGATCAGGAACAGGAACTTTACCTGCTGGATTAACTGCTGGTACAACTTATTACGTTATTACTTACACAGCAGCAACAGGAGCATTAATTGTCTCTGCATCTGCTGGTGGTTCTGCTGTAAACCTAACTGATGTAGGAACAGCAGCAGCTCCTAATGAGTTTCAAGTTGCCTACGCTGCTTTTGAATCAGTTAGTCAAGTTAGAGAATGGTCTTTTGAAATCGAAAGAGCTGAAATTGATGTAACTACTATTGGTGCTGATCCTGGTCAGTATGTTCCATTTAGAAACTACATTGCTGGTTTTGGTGATGGTTCAGGTAGTGCAACTGCTTACATGACGAATGAAGATGCAGCTTTATCTAACCGAATGATTGAAGATGTTCTTCAACGTCAGCAAGTAGGAGCTGGATTTAAGCTTTACATTGACCGTGTTTATAGCGGTGGTTCAGTTAGTGACACTCTTAGCCGTTTTATCAGTTTTGATGCGACATTAACTTCTGCTTCTTTAGGTGTTACTCCTGATGATGCACAAGCAGTAACAGTTAACTTCCGTCCTGCTGGAGTACCAACATTTGATTTTAGTCGTTCATAATAAGAACGGAATCGGAATGTTCCATAAGCCCTGCCTTGTGCAGGGTTTTTTCTTGTTTATTAGGTTAGAATAAAATCGTATAAATTTTTATCATGACATCTAGTCCTAAACCAGCAAAATCATTTATGAGAGCGATAGATCGTTTAAAGAAAGCAGCAAATTTAGAAGCTACAAAAAAAGAAGTAGAACTTTCTGATGGATCTATTTTTGAGATGTGGGTCGCACCACTAACGATGGCAGAAAGAGAAAGAGCACAAAGAGGAGCCAAGTCTGATGATGCAAATGAGTTTGCTTTAAGACTGTTGATTTCTAAGGCACAAGATGAAGGTGGAACAAGGTTATTTCAAATGGGAGAAATAGATGTTTTAAAGAATGAGGTAAAGGATGCTGACTTACAAAAGTTAATGTTGGCAGTTTTAACAGATGATGAGGATGCTTTAGACCCAAAGGACTAAGCGAAGAGCTACGAAAAGATAATTTATTAATGCTTCAGTTTGGGATAGCAAAAGAGCTAGGTAAGTCTTTAACTGAGATACGACAAATGACGGTAGAAGAGATTGTTGGATGGTCAGCTTATTTTCAAGTGTTAAACGAAGATCAAGAGAAAGAAATGCAAAAAGCTCGAAGACGTAGGTAATATGGAATGAGTTAGGAGGAAAGTTGTGGCATCGGCTCAAGCCCAAATAGAAGTTGTTGTAAAGAATCTCAATTCTTTAGGTAAGTTAGATAAAACATTAAGCAAGCTAAATAAAACTAATGAAGAATTAATTCGTGGAGTAGATAATTTAACTAGAAGTATTGACAAACTTGCAAAGGTACAAGGATTCAATGATATTTCTCAAGATGCTAAAAATGCAGGAAAAGAAATTGATGATGTAGGTAAAAAATTAAGAGGTATTAATGCTGGATTAGCAAGAGATAAAGCGTCTAAATCATTTTTCAGGAAAACATTTGAAGCGACTCCTCTTTTTCAAATGGAAAGAGCTATTGCTAGAACTCATCTAGCAGGTAAAGCAAGAGCTGAATCAGATGTAAAGGCAGTTTGGGAGGCATTTGAGAAAGGGAAAGCTAGTGCTTTAGAATTTTTTACTGTTTTAGGTTCTTTACCTGCCAGATTAAAAATAGTCGCTCAAAATGCAAGAGAGATACAAGAAGCTATTGCTTTTCCAGGTCGTTCTGTTAAAGGTAAAGGATTTGAATTTGAAATACCAAGGCAAAGTTTAACGGCTCTTCAAGAGACACTTAATAGCGTTAGAAATACAAACCGAGAGTTACCTATAGATAATAAACACTATAGAGATAGTGTCAGAGATGTTTTATTTGCAGAAAAACAAGTTAATAAAGAATTGTTAGATAGAAAACGTATTTTAGAAGGTTTAACTGTAGAACAAAGAGCTTTTAGAGAAAAAATAAATAGAACAATTATTGAAGCAAGGCAAAGAAGAGATTCTGGTACTTTTACTAACAGTAATTTTGTTGAATTTAATAGAAGAGCAGACCGAATCAAAGCAGAAGCCGATGCAAAACGAGCTAATACGATAGAATTTCAAACTTTGCAAAGAAGAAAAATTGCAAGAAAAGCAGCTTTAAGAGCAGGTGCTTTAAGGGAAATTCAAAGAACCAAAGGCTTAGATATTGAAGAACGAATTAATAAAGTCTTAGAAAGAAGAGTAAACATTATGGGCAAAATGGGCTTTGGGAAGAACGCCAATCCTCAAGGAGTATTTGCAAGTAGAGGAGGAATGGGCGGTCGAATGAGAGGTGCTGGTAGTAGTGCTTTGATTGGTGGTGCTTTCCCATTCTTATTTGGTCAAGGAGGTGCAAGTGCAGCAGGTGGAGCTTTAGGTGGTGCTGCTGGCGGCTTCTTAGGAGGAGGATTAGGTTTTGGATTATCTCTTGTTGGTACGGCTATTGGCTCTGCGATAGAGGAGTTTGACAAATTAAATGAAAAAATTGCTGTTGCCAATGGAAGAATGAAGGCAATGGGTTTTGAGTCGGAATTTACAAGACAAGAAATAGAAAAAATGGCTACATCATTAAAGATAAGTAAAGACGAAGCTGTTCAAGTTGCAAGTACTTTTGCACGTTTTGGAAAAGAAAGAGCATTGGCTTTTGGAGGTGTTTTCGGAGCAGATACGGCTGGATTTGATGCTGTTGCAAAAATTAGAGATCAAGCAAGTGCTTTAGCTGCTATACAAACAATCTCTAAAGATATAAGTTTTGAAAAACAAAAAGAATTAGTTGCCTTAGTAAAAACAAATACGGCTGCTCAAATACAAATTAAATTGCAAACAGTTTTACTAGAAGTACAAAAATTAAAACAAATTGAATTAATTAAAGAGATAGGTTTACGAGAAAGAATACTTAACGTAATAAGGCGTACTTGGAACGCTCTTTCTCAATTTACTACCCCTGGCTTAATGGTAGCTGGTGAAACTCCTGATCAAAGGGTTGAACGACAACTAAAAGAATTAGAAGAAAACTTTGCAAAGACAAAAGCATTAATAGATGGTGCACTGGCTGAAATTGGTAGTGTTGATAGTGTTGTAAATGTAATTAGCAGTTTTGATCAATTACCTGAAGTTATTCGTAAAACACAAGCTGAGATTACAAAATTAAAAGATCCAATGTTCCAAGTAATTGAAGCTGCAAATGCAATTAGCGGAGCGTTTAGTGACTCATTTAAAGGAATAATCCGTGGAACAATGAGTGTTCAACAAGCATTTGCAAATATGTTTAGTCGAATTGCAGATCATTTTGCAGATATGGCAGCACAAATGGCAGCAAATCAACTAAAAATGGGGCTACTTAAAATGTTTGCAAATATTGGAACTAATGCTTTAACAAGTTCAACAAGTGCTTTAAGTGGTGCGACATTGCCTACTGACGTAGGAGGTTTAACTACTAAACAAGCGTTTTCAGGAGATTTAAAATATTTTTCTTCAGGAGGATATGTAACTAGCCCAACTGTAGGACTTGTAGGAGAAGCTGGAGAAGACGAATATGTAATTCCTGCATCAAAGATGGCTTCAAGTATGCAACGTTATTCAGCAGGTGCTAGAGGTGATTCTGTAGTTGCTGGAGGTGGTTCGTCTTATGCAGGAGGCGGCGGTGGAGGATCTACAACAGTTTCTTACTCTGGGCCTATTCTTAACTTCAACTCTGAAGAGTTTGTTCCTAAGTCTGCTGTAGGACAAATCATTGCAAGTGCCGCAAAACAAGGTGCTTCAATGGGGGAAACTCGTACTATGAAATCAATGCAAAATAATCGTTCTGCCAGAGCAAGGATAGGAATGTAATGAGTGCGATTGCTTTAGTTACGTTTATAGAAATCTATGACCCTAGTTTGGTTCCAGCTTCAGGGGATATTTCAGCAGCTATTCAACATAGATTTCAAAATAGTGAACCTACTTCTACTGGTATAACTTTTAATGGAGCAACATTTAATTTCCTTTCGTTTATTTATCAAGGAGCGACTAGAAGTAATGATGGAAACAACCTTGAATCAACTTTGATCCTTGCTAATGAAAGTAGTGACAGAGAAGGATCTGTAGGTGCAAATAAACTTTCCATGAGTTATGCAGCCGAGGCTGTTAATAATGGTTGGAGCGTTAGAGTTTCTACTTGTCAGATGACTGATCTAACTTTTAGTTCTGTTAAAACAACATTGGCAACTGATATATGGAAAATCACTTCAATGGGATATGACAATTCTTCTATTGAAATTTTATTAAGTTCAACGATAGATGCAGTTGGTGGGAATATTGGTCGTTTTTTAACAAGTAGTTTAGTAGGACATATTCCTGTAACCGCAACGATCCAAACGAGGTGAAAACTGCTCTTTTATTAGGTTTACCTTATCGTTTAGGAGCAACACCTGATCAACATAAAGCTGCTGATTGTTTAAGTCTTGCTAGAGAAGTTTTAAAGAATTATGGAATAGAAAGTCCCTCTCCTACTAGAGAGTGGTACAGGCGTTTAAGAAAAAAAGATTATGAGGTATTTCCTGATGAATTAAAAAGGTGGGGAACGCTTACAACAACCGCTAATATCGGAGTTGTAGCCCTCTGTAAAGCAGAAAAAGGCTATGCTTTAGCAGTTTATTGGGAAGGCGGTTGGCTCTCATTCGCAGACAGGACGGTTCGTTGGAACCCCGAAAAAGGATTGGAGGTTTTAGAGCTTTATTGCCGTACGAAGTAGAACTTTGTGAAGCATTAGGAATTAGTGATAAGGAGTATTTTGATTTTTTAGATTTAGCAGAAGCATATACAGCAAGGAAAAAAGAATATGATCACATTCCTGAAATTGCAGCAGGGCCAGCGACCTTACCGTTCTTTTATACAGCAGCAGGAACTTTAAATATTTGGGGACAAATTGCAGTTGCGATAGCTTTAACTGCTATCTCATATATGCTTACGCCAAAGCCAAAAGATCCTAGTCAGGCTCCTAGATTAGAAATTGGTGGTGTTCAAGGTAGAAGTCGTTTTAATCCTTCTAATGGATTTGAGTCATTACAAGATTTAGCTTCTCTTGGTTCGTTTATTCCGTTGGTATATGCGAGACAGGGTGTCAGAGTTGCTAGTCAGTTACTTTGGTCACAAGTAAGAACAACTCAATATGGTGAAAGTGTTAGTGCTATTGTCTTATTTTCTAATGGAGAAATAGGAGCTAAACCTGAATTTGAATCATTAGCATTAGGTGAAACCTTTTTAGCTGATTTACCTGAATCAAAGTTAAAAGTATATTTTTCAAGAGGGGCAAGAAGCAATGGAAGATTACAAGGTGTTCCTGATACTCAAACTCCATCATCTAGCCATGACCAATATCAAGAAGGTTCAGCTAAGAATACAAATAATTATGGGTTCAGATTCAATAGAGAATATGACGATGATGATCCGTTCCTTGTAAAAATTTATAAGAATAGTTCTTTTTCTTACGAGCCAAGTTTTAGTAGTACGAAGACACCTACAACTAATAATACTTTTGGTGTTTACGCACCAATGCCTAATGGTAATGCTTACAAAGTTAATTGGGAATTGCTTTTGTTAGCAAAAGATGGTGATGATGATGTCAAGAGAGATTCGAGATACAAAATGGGTAAGATTTATCATAAATATCCTAGATATGTAGGTATTACAAATCACACATCTTCTCCTACTCATTCTTCTGCTGGTAATGGTGTTGTTTTAAGTCCTAGTGATATTGTTGCTGGCTCTTTATTTGTTAATTATCGGATTTATCATGCGTTAGAAGAAGATGCGTGGATAGATAGTTCAATAACAGAAGTTGATCCAACAAAGAAATGGAATAAATTTTCACCTTGGGGTTCATCAGATGCAAAATCTGTTGCAGATACAACTAGAGAAAATGTTGATGATGCAATGGCTTTAGGAGAACAATATATGGTCGGTTCAACTTTAATGACTGTAACTGAGGAAGACAATGGAAATAGATGGGTTTCTGGTAATCAAGGTTTTCAAAAAGCAATTAAATTAGAAGCTGATGAGCCTGGTTATTTAGAATTTAGAAATACAGATCAAACACAATTACCTTATAAATCTTTAGTTATTCAAAAAGTAGAACTTGCAACTTTTTCAAATGCAAGAAAATGTGACGTTACACAAATAGGCTTAAAAAGTAAGGTTTGGAGAAAGATAAATGGTTTTCCTAATGTTAATGAAATGCCTTCTCAAGAACGTATTAGAAGTTATGAAGATAAGAATGGTTCAATTCAATTAGGTGCTGTTAGTAAATATGTTAAGCGTTTAAGTTTTTTCAAAGTACAAGCAAAAAGATTAAATTCTGGAGATAAATTTGCAGATATAAGTAGTACAGTTATTTGTATAAAAGGCTCTTCTCCTATTGCTCAATATAATTCAATTAATATTAAACATTTAAACCCTAGTCAATATGAGTTTAGATTTTTACCTGTTGCTGGAAATGTAGTCTTAAATCATTATTCTGGTATTGTTCATGTTTTAGATTACACAGCTCAAGTAAGAAGAGATACAAATTATAATTTAGGGTTGCAAATTTCATACCATGCCAAAGTTGAATCTTTGCCTTCAAATATAGATGAAGGAAATGAATTTACTAATAATCCTGAATGGGACAGAGGAGGATTAGGTGTTGCTTTAGATGATGATGGAGTAGCTCTTCCTATTACTGGCCCTGTTAGTCAGTTATACCCTACTGAATCAGGAACTATCCCTGTTGATGAGGATTTAACTTATGCCTATATCTCTGGAGCGTTTATACCTGATAACTCAACTACTTATACAGGTATTGGAACGAACAACCAGCAAGGGACATGGACAAATGTGACTAATTACAATTTTAAAGGAACTCCTATTGTTGGTAATTCATATTACAGTCCACAAAAAGGAATTGTTGCTACATCTGTACCTGTAAATGCAACAACAACAAGGTGGTATTTTAGCTTTGGAGGTACTTTAATTAGTGGACAGCAAGTTTTTTATAATCGGCCAACAGGATACAAGCCTTATAGAGATAATGATTGGACAGATCCTATAGAAGAAGTTGATAGTAATGGAGATGGAACAGGTATATGGCATAGATTTAGAATTGCAAGAAACCCTTCTTCTTTAGAAGGAAAAGAGGATTGGAGAGGTGCTGGCTCTTCAGGTGGAAGAAATAATTTTGCAATCGCTGTTCAAAGATCAAATAAAGTTCCTTCAATAACAGTTACTACGACCACAAGAACAACAACAACAACTAAAGGTAGTGGAACAGGTCTAACAGTTAACGTAAAGAAAACAACTGATGGGACTGATACGTTTAAAGAATACACAATATTCACAGCAGGTACAGGTTATCAAGATGGAGATACGGTGACTGTTGATAGTGAATCTCCTTCTGTAACCTTAACAATTACAATAGTTTCACCAGTTATAGAAGCTCCAGATACAGATACTCATAGTGATTGGAGAATGGATGGAGGAGATGGAACGGCTGATTTCTATACAAATTATTGGTCAATTGTTAGACATAATCCAAATAATGCCATAGCTGATTATTTCTTGTTTGATTCAGAATCTTCAAGCCATGAAAATGGCCCTGAACATGAATTGACTTATATTAATGAGATTGTTCATGCAGGTAATAGTAGTAATCCACAAATTAATTATGAGAAATTAGCGATAGCTGGCATTCGTGTTGGAGCGACAAATACGTTAAGTAGTTTTAATTCTTTTTCTGCCTTTATAAAAGAAGGAATAATGGTAGATCGTTTAATTCCAGATCATAATTACATTTCTGGAACAGGTTATTTAACTAGAAATTCTTTAATTGCTTCTTCTGATAATTTTGTAGAGATAGCACATGATTTATTAACAAATACATCTTACGGAGCTGGAGATGTTGTAGGGCATGATGGTGTAGATCGTGCCAGCATGATTGAAGGAGCTAGATATTGTAGGGCTAATGGATTTTTCTGGAACGGAATTATTGATAATAAATTTAATTTAAGAGAATTTATATTTGAAAATGCTGCTTATAACTTCTTAGATTTTTCAATATTAGGTGGTCGTTTTAGCCTAAGACCAAGTTTCCCTATCAAAGATGATTACCAGATTGATTACGAAGCAACTATTGATAACAAAGGAATTAATGTAAAAGCTTTATTTACTGATGGAAATATGAAAGATATAAAAGTTACTTTCTTAACTCCAGAAGAAAGAAAAATGTTTAAAGCAACTGTTATACATAGAAAAGATGATAAAAACAGTAAAGGATTAGCTGGTTTTCCAGAAAATGTTGCGAAAACCTATGCTTACAATCCTACAGGAGAAGATGGGTCAACTTTTTATCCAAAGGCAGAACAATTACCAGAGGAAGTATTTGATTTAAGTAATTGGTGTACAAGTGATTCTCATGCAAAATTATTTGCTGCTATTGCTTTGTCAATCAGGAAAGAAGTAGATCATGGAATTGTTTTCGATACTCCTCCAAGTTCAGTATTTGGATTACTTGCTGGAGACTATATTCGAGTCTTAACAGAAGTAACTCATACCAGTAGATTTAATAATGGAAGTATTGATGGAGATGGAGTTGTTGTTTCAAGATCAGATATTAGTGGTTCAATCAATACTTATTGTTGGACACCAGGAACTTTAGGAGGGATAGAAGAAAAAACTTTTTCTGTAGGTAGTGATGGTAAGAACTCACTTGGTTTAACTAATAAATTATTTGCTCAAGTTGATAGCACAACTGAAGATAGGATTTATAAAGTTGAATCTATTACCTATGGTGAGGAAGGATTTATCCAAATAGCGGCTAGTCATGTACCTTTAATTGGATCAAGGCTGGCAGTTCTTTATCATGCAAATCCCAACTCTGCTGTTAATGGGGTTGATTACCTTACACGTTTCCCTGAATTAAGAGGACTTTAAATGGCATCTTTTCCTACTACCGTCCCAACTCCTACTTCAAGAAGTTATAGCCCTGGAACGTATCCACAGACAGAATTTGAAGCTCAAAATGGCGTTAAGACTGTTATTCGTTATGGAAAAAATAGAACAAGTGCAACTTTGACATTAGGTTTTAGCAATATTACAGATGCTCAAGCTGCAAGTATTCTTTCTAATTACGAAGCTGTTAATTCAATTTGGGATGAAGTTACTTTTGATGGAACGAATGTAATAGAAGGGGCAACGACTTCACTTCAAACATATTTTAAAGAAGGATCTCCTTTAAAATGGAGATATTCTGGGCCTCCAAAAGTAACAAGTGTTTTTCCAGGAATCAGTAATGTTAGCTGTAGTTTTGTTGCTTGCTTGGATGCACCCATATAATAAAAGCAATGTTTTAATTTAAGGTCGTGGGTTTTTATTCAGGCAGAGATGGAGAACTGTATGTTGCTGGTACGAAAGCAGCAAAAGTTCAGTCATGGTCTTTCTCTAGCTCAATGGCGGTATTGGAAACAACCTCATTAGGCGATACAGATAGAACACTTGAATCAGGTGTTAGAAGCTATAGCGGAAGTGCAAGACTGTTTTATTATGTTGAAACTCCTGGCTCTGGTGCTAACTCAAACCTAAATGCCTTGTTAACTTCTGCAATTAAGACAGGTGATACAGCAGGTGATGGTGATAATGATCCATCAACTCAAGTTGTTTTAAAGCTGCGAATGACGACAGGCTCGACTGATGTTAGAGATATTCAATTCTCTGTTTTTATTACAGGTGTTTCAATGAATAGTGCGGTAGGAGAAGTTGCTTCTGCTGATATTAGTTGGGAAGCTAATGGTGCTCCTTATGGCAACACAACTCTGGTTGATTAATGGGTGTTTATTTTGGTCAATGGGGTGAAGTAGCCCTTAAAAGAGATACGCTTCAATCTGCTTTGCAGACGAAGTTAGATCCTTTTGACGTAAATACATCAACAAAAAGATTTAGTGTTGACCATAGTTCTGGTTCGTTAATAACTGGAGATGAGGTTGAAATAGAAACGGCTGATGGTTCAACTCTTGAATTAGTTAGTGGACATAGTTATCCAGATGGAAAATGGTTTATCAATGTTGATCCTGTAGGTGGTCTTCGTTTATATAGTTCTTTTGCTGCTGCAATAGAAGGTGGGCAATCAAATGCTTTAACTCTTGTTGCTCCTAGTTCTGCAAAAGATATTTTAATTCGTACCAGAAACGAAAGATTTAGGCACGTAGCAGGTGTTAGAGAATTTGAAATGACAACGAGTAGAGAGCAAGTTGATTTAACAAATCTTGGAGATGAATTTAGGAATCAATATGAAGCTGGCTTAATTAGTGGTCAAGGATCAATGACCTGTATCTGGGAGCATGATTATGACACAGGCGATAGGGCTAATGAATACGGAACAGATCCAGAATTTCCATTTTATTTAGCGCAATTGCTGGTTCGTACTCAGCAAGGATCAGATTTTGATGGATTATTTTATATTTACCGTGATCCTGATAATTCAAAGAAAAATGTCTTTTATGAAGCCAATTGCATTATTACTAATATCGCTGTAACGGTGTCTGTGACTGAGGTTATAGAGACAAGAATAGAATTTGTAACAAATGGAGTGATTGGTTTAAAGACAGGAGATACACCTGGATACTTGTTACAGGAGAACTCAGATAAGATATTACAAGAAAATCAAAGTCGCATATTGCTCGAACAGGTTTAAACTGCTGGTATTGGTTTTTAGTTAGTCGGCAATGGCAGATCTCCAGATTACGAGTTTACCCGCTTTAGCAGAAGCAGGTATTCAAGCAACAGACGTAGCGGCGGTTGCTGACGTTAGCGCAACAGAAACCAAAAAAGTAACAATTAAAGATTTAATTGCTGCTGGTGTTGCGTTAATTGATGATGCTGATATACCTGCTGCAAAAGTTGGAACATTAGGTACGAACCAAGTAGCAACTGCGGCAATACAAGCTAACGCTGTTACTGCTGCCAAGATTGCAAGTGGAACAATAACTGCAACAGAAATAGCAGATGCAACGATAACTGGAGCAAAGTTAGTTAACGATACTGTTACTGCAACACAGATAGCTGCTAATGCGATAACCGCTTCTGAGTTAGCTGATAATGCTGTAGATACTGCTGCTATCGCTGCAAATGCCGTAACAACTGCGAAGATCACAGATGCAAATGTTACTTATGCAAAATTAAGTCTTAGTGATGGAGATATTCCTGGGGCGAAAATTGCAACAGGTGGAATTACTGCAACACAATTAGCAGCAAACTCTGTAGCTGCCTCTGAACTTGCTGACGATGCAGTTGATACAGCAGCGATTGTTGACGGTGCTGTTACAGCAGTAAAGATTGCAACAAATACAATTACGGCTAATCAAATAGCTGCAAATGCTATTGGTGCTAGTGAATTAGCAGATAACGCTGTTGATACGGCTGCTATTGCTGATGGAGCTGTAACTGCAGCAAAGCTTTCTGGGACGTTAGCGGCTGCTTCAATTGCTGATGATGCGGTAACAACTGCCAAGATTCTTGATGATGCAGTAACAAGTGCGAAGCTTGCAGCAAACGCTGTTGATGCAGCAGCTTTAGCTGATAACGCTGTTGATTCTGGAGCGATAGCTAGTAGTGCTGTTGTAGAAGCAAAAATTGCGGCAAACGCTGTAACTGTTACTAAAATTGCTGATGGCACGATTACACCAGCAAAATTAAATACTTCTAATCTTGATCGTTCATTAAATGTAGCTAGTGGCAATCTTGGAATAAATAACGTAATTACGGCTGCTACTCGTTCAGGAATCTCATATAACGCTCAAGGATTAATCACAGGAACAGTTGCTCTTGCTGCTGGAGATTTACCTGTTGCTACTACATCTGCTGTCGGTGGTGTTTCAATTGCTAGTGCAGGTGGTTTAGCTGTTACAGGAGCAGGTGCATTATCTATTGCAGCAACAACAACAGGAGCCACGGCAACAAAAGTTACGTTTAATAATTTTGGACAAATAACAGGAACAGCTACTTTGGCTGCTGCTGATTTACCTCTCGCAACAGCTAGTGCTGTAGGTGGTGTTTCAATCGCTTCTGGTGGCCCTCTTTCTGTTGATGGGAATGGTGCTTTAACAGTTAGTAACTCAGGTGTTTCTGCTGGCACAGGAACAAAAGTTACTGTTGATGCAAAAGGAATTGTTACTGCTATCACTAATCTTGCAGACAGCGATCTTCCTAATCACAGTGCAGCTTTACTAACTTCAGGAAGTATTGCAGCAGCTAGGATTGGTAACGATACCATTGACGGCACAAAACTCAGCAACTCATCAACAGCATTATTTCAATCAATAGCACAGCAAGGTTATCCAACAGCACAATTTAATGGTCAAATTCTCTTTGATACTGTTTCTGAGGATGCGTTCATTTGGGATGGCAACGCTTGGCAAGCAATAACGACACTTACAAAAGGAAGTCTTGTTTTTGGTGGAACCTTTAATGCAAGCACAAGCCAGATGGTGGCTACGACTTCGGCGGGTATTGCGGCTGGTTTAGCGGTTGGATCTAATTTACCTACACCTTCTGCAACTACTGACGGTGTTTACGTTGTAGTTTCTACATCTGGAACGCCAAGTTCTCCAGCACCAGTTGTTGCTTTAGCTCCTCCTGATTATGTTTTAGGTATTACAAACTCAGCAGGAAGTAGCTGGAACGAAGTCGATCTTTCACAGACAGTAGCAGGACAAGTTGCAAGCAATATTACTTTCACACCTTATGGACAAATTAGTGCAACTAATGTACAAGATGCGTTGCAAGAATTAGAGACAGAAAAACTAGCACTTGCTGGTGGTACTATCACAGGTCAGGTGTTAATTGGTCACAATGGAAGCTTGGTATTTGAAGGGGCAACGGCAGATGCTTATGAAACAACATTAACAGTTGCCGATCCAACAACGTCTGACAAAACTATTACTTTGCCAAACGTAACTGGAACAGTAATTACAACTGGAGATACTGGAACTGTTACATCAACAATGATTGCTGATGGAACGATTGTTAATGCTGATATAAATTCTTCTGCTGCAATTGCACTTACTAAATTAGCTAATGTTACTTCTGCTCAAATTATTGTTGGTAATGGATCAAACGTGCCAACAGCAGTTGCAGTAACAGGTGATATAGCAATAACAAATGCAGGTTTAACTTCTATTGCTGCAGGAGTCATTGTTGACGCTGATATTTCTGGATCGGCTGCAATTACAGGTTCAAAAGTAACTACTGGAACGACAAGTGCAGTTGGTGTTCTTCAATTAACAGATAGTGCAACATCTACTTCTGCTACTACGGCTGCTACTCCTGCTGCTGTAAAGATTGCGAAAGATGCTGCTGATGCTGCTGCCACTACTGCTAATGCTGCTTTGCCTAAAGCTGGTGGCACAATGACAGGCAACTTAATTCTTGATAACGCAAAAGAATTAAGACTAAGTGAGGCTGATGGTGATGGAGCAAATTACACAGGCTTAAAAGCACAAGCACAATCTGGAGATATAACACTTACTCTTCCTGCTGTTGCTCCTACTGCTGGTCAGGTTCTTAAGGCTAATGCGTCAACACCTACGACTCTTGAGTGGGGAACTGATAGTGCAACTGACTCAACAAAAATGCCTCTTGCTGGTGGCACGTTTACAGGAGATGTCACTTTTACTGGGGACAGTTCAAATGGGTTATGGGATAAGTCAGCGAGTGCTTTTGTTGCAAATTTAACTGGAAACGTCACAGGTAATGCGAGTGGTAGTGCTGCAACGGTTACGGGTGCTGCTCAATCTGCAATCACTTCTGTTGGAACGCTTACTGGTTTAACTGTTAATGGTGGTCTTAGTCTTACTGGTAATAACTATGATGCTGCATGGGTTAAGTCTGCTGATACTTTCCGTCTTCAAGACAATACGATCCTTGGTTTGGGATCAGGTGATGATCTCAAGCTCTACCATGATGGAAGCAACTCATTCATAACAAATAGTACTGGTGATATAAAAATATATACAGATAATTTCATAGTTAATGATGCTGATAACGGTGATCACCACATCAAAGCACTACATGATGGAGCCGTAGAACTCTATTACGACGGTAGTAAGAAGTTTGAGACAACGAGTACAGGTGTCACTGTACAAAACCTTTTGAATGTTCAGAATGGTACTGGAACTGCCCTTTCTGTTTCTACTGTAGGTGATTTCGTTGCCAAATTTGAATCAACAGATAGTCATGCAGCAATAGTCCTTGAAGACCCAAGTAGCACTAATGATGGTAATCGTGTTCAAGTAATAGGAGACAGCTTATTACTTGTAACTGGAGGGACAACAGCCCTAACATTAGATAGCTCACAAAACGCCACGTTTGCTGGAGATATAGATGTTAGTGGAGATGTAAATATTGGTGCTACGTCTGCATCAAATTTATTTGGTAGTCAATATAGCGATCTTTTAGTTGATGTAGGAAACAATAATAATTACATACATTTTAGAAAAAATTTAGGACAGAATGAACCACTTCTAAATATTACTCATAACCAAGATTACATGGCGGCTCTTCGCTATGCAAATAGCGGAAATGCTTGGGCTTGTGGCCTTAAAACTGACGGTTCTTATTTCATTAGTTCTGAGATGGGAGCAAATGGTGGTGGTGGAACTGACAAATTTGTCCTTACTACTTCAAGTGCCACGTTTGCTGGAACGGTATCAGACAGCAAAGGTGATGTAAGAAAGATAATTCAAAATACACAAGGTTCTGCTTATACTCTTGTCGCTGCTGATGCTGGGAAACATATACTTGCTTCTGGAAATGTCACAGTGCAGAACAGTACTTTCGTTGCTGGTGATGCCGTGACAATTGTGAACAATACAGGTGGAGATATATCAATTGTGAAATCTATCAATGATATGTATTGGACACAGGATGGCACGGATGCGACAAGAACATTAGCCACAAGAGGAATGGCGACGCTCCTTTTCACATCTAGTTCACAGTGCTATATCTCGGGTTCACCACTGAGTTAAAAATGTACCTACTAACTAACACACAACACGGAGGTTATTAATTATGTCACCCATTCAGCAATTATTTCTTGGGCAAGGTGCAGTTGCTACGAAGACCTACGTTGATGATATTTTCTCGACGTTTTTATATACAGGTTCTGGGTCAGCTAGGACAATAACTAATGGAATTAATTTCTCAGAAGACGGTGGTATGTTGTGGTCGAAAAAAAGATCAGCGTCTGGTGCTTGGAAGGTATTTGATACGGTTAGAGGATATAAGAATAGCCTAGCAACTCATAACTATGACGACGAATATGAAGATACTAACGCAGAATATTATTTATCAGGTTTTAATAATAATGGTTTTGGCTGGGCTTCTGGACATACCAATATAAACGCCAGTAATGAGACATATACAACTTTTTCTTTTAAGAAATCAGCGGGATTTTTCACTATTTGTTCTTGGACTGGAGACGATAGTGGATCAAGGCAAATTTCACATGATTTAGGAAGCCAACCGGGCCTAATAATTTTGAAGAACCGTTCTAGGAACGGAACAAATTGGATGGTATGGCATAAAGATTTTGGGGCTACTGAATTTTTAGAACTTAATGCATCATCTGCAAAATCAAACGATTCTACTTTGTTTGGCGGTAGTAGTTCAACAAGTCCTACATCGACTAATTTTACGATAGGTGGAGGGGAAAGTGCTAATAAGAATGGTGATAATTTTATTGCGTATCTCTGGGCTGGTGGAGAATCTGAAGCGGCTACAGCAAGGAGTGTTGCTTTTGATGGGTCTAATGATCAATTAACTGTCCCTGCTAGTAGCGATTATGCTTTTGGATCTGGTGATTTCACTGTTGAGGGATGGATGTACGGTGACAATATAAATAGCATAGGAGGTGTTGTAGGGAATTGGGATCATAGTAATAATCAAAGGTCATGGCTATTTAGAACTGAATCCAATAATCTAGCGTTTTATATCAGCACAGATGGTAGTAGTAACACTAAGATTGAGGCAGGTTTAGAGCAAAAACAATGGATTCATTTTGCTGGTGTAAGAACTGGTAATACTTTAAAATTATTTATTAATGGTACAGAAAAAGCAAGTACGACTATTAGTGGGAGTCTTTTTGGTGGTGACACTGATCCGATTTACATAGGCTCACAGCAACCAAGTCTTCTCTACTATGAGGGGAAAATTAGCAACATTCGTGTTACTAAAGGACAAGCAATTTATACATCTAGTTTTAAAGTCCCTACTGAACCACTAACAACAACTTCGCAAGGTGCTACTGCTAGTAATGTAAAGCTTTTATGTTGCAATAATTCTTCAGTAACAGGAGCAACTGTAAGCAGTGGGACACTCACTAACAATGGTGCAACAGCAAGCACAGATAGCCCCTTTGATGACCCTGCTGCATTTACCTTTGGAGACGCAGGGGATCAAAACGTAATCAAGTCTGGTAGTTATGTTGGAGCTGGTTGGCCTAATAGCGGTTTACCAGAGGTTAATTTGGGATTTGAG